GTGACATTCTACCTGTTGTCACGAATCGCCCTTTCTTTATTTATGACCATAAATATCGATGACATAACTTTGGTCTTGATCTTTATTCAAGGCAAAGACATGAAATTGACAATCAAGCAAGAGAAGTTCTGTAATTATTACTTGGAATCAGGCAATGCTTCCGAGGCGTATAGGCGTGCTTATTCTTGCGAGAATATGAGACCCGAGACTATTAATATAAGGGCTTGCGAGCTTCTAGCCAACGGTAAGATAGCGGTAAGGGTAAAAGAGTTGCAAGCTGATTTACAAAGAAGATCGGATATAACCAAAGACGAGGCTATTGATATCCTTAAGAATATAGCACGGGCCAATGTCGTGGATATGTTGCAAATCAAGAGGGGAAAGAACTATGTGATCTTCTTGATAAAAGATTTGTCTAAACTGCCTTTGTCTTTCCAATTAGCTATCCAATCGGTCAAAAGTACGGATAAGGGCTTTGAGGTAAAGATGTATTCCAAGATAGACGCTTTGGATCGCCTTTCGAAGATGATGGGATGGGATGCGCCTGTCAAATCGGAGGTCAATATAGATGGCGAGGATAAATCCATAACTATTCAGGTTATTGACAAGAGGGAGGACGTTATCAATGGTGATACAGACGACTAGGATATATACGGAGGTACAGGGCGCTTTGGATAGCGGTTATAAGATCATATCTGCCCAAGGATCTTCAAGGAGCAGTAAAACTTATAACATATTGATATTCCTTATAGCGTATATCCTTCATAACCCTAAGCTGTCTCTATCTATCGTGAGGAAGACATTGCCGGCGCTGAAGGGATCTGTTTTCCGGGATTTCAAGGAAATCATGATCGATAAGTTCCGTATATGGGATAATAGGAGCATGAACAAGTCGGAGATGGTTTACTCGTTCCCAAATGGATCATTCGTGGAGTTCTTTTCCACGGATGATGAGCAGAAGATAAGAGGAAGGAAACGTGATATACTTTATTGTAACGAGGGAAATGAGATATCTTATCTTGAGTGGCAGCAACTGGTGATGCGTACCACTCTTTTCTCTGTCATTGATTATAACCCGTCGTTCAGTGACGAGCACTGGATTTGCGATCTAAACAATGACCCTAGGACGTATCATTTTATATCCACTTATAAGGACAATCCTTTTTTAGAGCAAACAATCATCGATGAGATAGAGTCATTGAAGAATAAGAATAAGGTGCTTTGGGCGGTTTATGGGTTAGGGCAGCGGGCGATGGCCGAAGGGTTGGTGTTCCCTGATTTCGAGATCGTGGACGAGTTCCCGTCCTATGCCAAGCATGTGGCGTTAGGGCTTGACTTTGGATATAGCTATGACCCTACCGCTATAGTTAGATGCGGATTGGTTGATGATAGGTTATATCTTGACGAGAAATGTTACCGTACCCATATGTTAACCAAGGAGATTATTAAGGTATTGAAAGACCTTGGCTTGGTGGTTTACGCTGACAGCGCCGATCCAAGGCTTATACAAGAAATATCAAATGCGGGGATAATCATATACCCTGCGGACAAGTACAAGGGATCTGTTATGGGAGGTATTATCAAGATGATGGAGTATAAGATTTGTGTCACCAAGAGATCTTTAAACTTGATAAAAGAGCTTAGGAACTATGTATACGCCCAAAACAAGGACGGTAAATTTATCAATGAGCCTATTGACGGGTATAACCATCTTATCGACGGGGCACGTTATTGGACGATAGGCAAGCTTCTAGGAAAAGTATTAACAACAAGACTGTACTCGAAGGAGGAGTTAGGATTTTAACATGAATTACATAGACGCTATATTTCAGGTTTTCCAAAACAAGATATTGAACTCGTTGGGAGTGGAGAGGGACTTTGTCAGCCTTATCAAGGATAGGGATATAAGCCGGGCCATGTCAATGATGCAATGCCGGGACAGGGATGTTTCCCAAGCGATCTTGGAGTATAACCCGGAATCCCATGAGGTTAATAAACGTCCTAATAAGCACAGGAAAAATCAAGAACCGTATATTACGGAGAAATTGCCAAGAGGAAGGCAAGCGTATATAAATGAGGTCGAGTTGTTTTTTCTCCTCGGGCAGCCTATCTTGTGGAAAGCTGTATCGGATGATACGGATAAGGCTTTCAGGGCATTCGGTGATTTTCTCCGTGATACTCGATTCAACACGACAATCCGGGAGGCCAAGCGTTTGGCTGGGGCGGAGACGGAGAGCGCTAAGGTTTATCATATATACAGGGAAAATGGTATGCCCCAAGTAAAGGTTAAGGTTATATCCAAATCAAAAGGATATACATTGCGGCCTTTATTTGATCAATGGGATAACATGATAGCTTTTGGTTATGGATATACGTTGCTTGAGGGCGATAAGTCCGTAGAGCATTTTGATATAGAGACCCCGGAATACATCTATAGATGCAAGAGAGCGGATATCGGATGGGATGTTACGCCATTGCTTAATCCTTCGGGTAAAATAAATGTTATCTACTATCGTCAAAACAAGGCATGGTATGGGGTGCAAAAGCGTATAGACAGAGAGGAAGCGGTTGATAGCAAGGCGGCGGATTCCAATAATTATTTCTCCGATCCAAAATTGAAATTAACCGCTGATGTCATTCAGAGCATAGTAGGAGGAGGATCTAATATGGTAGGAGAGGTTATCACCATGTCCGATAAGGACAAAAGCGCTGCCGAGTACCTAGTTCCGCCCGATTATTCCACGATGAAAGAGGCGGAGAAAAAAGACCTGTCATCAAGCATACTATTCGATACGTTCACCCCGGATTTCAGTTACGAGAACATGAAGGGGCTTGGGACATTATCCGGGGAGGCATTGAAAAGGGCCTTGGCCCTTGGATACATGAAAAGGGATAACTTGAAAGAGATATATGATATATTAATAGACCGTGAGAAGAATCTTATATTGGCTATCATGATGAACGTAACTCATATCGGCATGAGAGAGGAGTTAGGCAGGCTCGACCTGCAACATGAGTTCTCCGAGCCTTTCGCCGAGGATAAGGATAAGAGAATAGATATGATAGCGAAACTCTATGAGTCAGGATTGGTGTCCCTTCAAACGGCGGTAGATATGCTGTCCTTGACTGATAAGCCGGAGGAGGAGATTCGACGGATATTAGAGGATAAGCGGGAAAAGACGCAAGATAATAGAAAAGAGAAGATTGAAAATTCCAAAAGCCCGGATGATTCCAATCGAAATTAAAGGTCTTACGGAATTATTTAAATAAAAAATACTGTTAAATGGTATATAAAGGCATATTTATTCACAAAATTGAATTTTAAATATTATGGTAAAGGATGTAATGTTCCGAAAGGAAGGAGATAAGTATATATCGGATTCTATATCGCTCCAATCAAGCGATATAGTTCTACATGTAGAACTTAAAGATAATGGTAATATTGTCTTAGAGAGAAGTATTACTGGTGATAATTGGGTAGTTGCAGCTTATCTAGCTCGAAATGTCAAGCTGTATGAGAATGGGGTAGTAGGTAAATCTGGACAGATAGTAAGGATCGTGTCGACAATAGAAATCTCTAAAATATCGATACTGCAATGATAGCTCTAAACGACATCAACTTATCCAAGATCGATCTCTCGGGCATAGACTTGCGAGGGATAAAGCTGGGGCTTGGAGGGCGTGGCGGTTCCGGCGATGATTCCCAGCGCCCTTGGCTCTTCCCCGACCATGCATGGACAGTGACCGGCAAGACCAACGAGGATAGTAATCGTGATATTATCGCCAATGTTACAGGCAATGGTAATGATCTTAAGCTGACCAATTTTGGGTTTGCGGAAGGTAGCGGGTATAATCAAGAAGGTGAATATGCGGGCTATCTGATTACTGATGGGGTGGATGATAAGGTTGTTTCGTCGGATTTTGTAATGGATAAGGAATTTACGATTGTTGGTGAGTGGAAGCTGGTAGCTGACGAGATGGGGTCTGCGGGTATCGTAAAACCTTCTTCTTTATTTGTGTTTAACAAAGATAATGGATTGATAATATACATAAATAACACAAGTAAAGGACAAGTTTTAAATACTAAATCTTTAAAGGCTATTTGCTCAGATGGACGTGTATATTCTGATGATTGGTCTGAAATGCTAGTTAGTGAAGAACAACCTATCGCAAGTAGTAATAAATACTTAATGATTGGTAGTAATGGAAACCACTTTACTAAAATCGCCTTAAAGAATTTAGCCATTTACAACCATATCCTCTCCAAAGACGACTGTATCAAAGCATATGATTATTTACAAACATTAAAAGCAAAATGATATGAGGTACGCTATAGTGGATTTATTATGGGCTAAATCTCACGGAATCGAGATATTGCCCGAAATGAGAACGAGTGTGGATCAAAGCAAGGTAGTCTTGCATGAGGAGTATCTATCTCCCTTTGCCGAGGAGGACTTCCCTCGCTATAATTTCGACGACCCGTCTTTCATAGAGCTATTGAATAGCGACGAATGGACTTATCCGGAAGAAGAGCAGCCCGTAATCAATAGGCAACTCAGCAGGTTGTTGGCATTGGACGAACTGGACAAGGAGGCTACCGAGGAGATAAACACGTATAACCTTACCCCGTCGGAAGCCTTACAGGTCAAGGATCGATACCCGGAATGGGAAGCCGGGATAAATGTCAAAGCCGATGAGCGATACCGGGTCGAGGACATCCTGTGGGAATGTATCAAAGACCATATCACGCAAGATAACTGGAAGCCGGGTACGGCGACCCTAAGCCTGTGGAAAAGAGTAGACGCGGAAGGACACGCCGGCACTATGGAAGATCCTATTCCATATACACAAAATATGGCGCTTGAATTCAACAAGTACTACACGCAGGATGGCGTATTGTATCTCTGCATACAAGCTATGACACCCGGACCGTTCGATTTAAAGGATGTACCGGCGCATGCGCAGCCTATCAAGCAATAGGCACGAATGGTTTAATATTATTGTTTTTGTGACAATCGGTCTATTGTCATGTATATAGCCTGTTTTTATTTTATTACAAGCTTATGTATCAATACTTTTATGCGAAAAATAAAAGTGATAGCATGAAAGAGAAGATTTTCCAGCAGTTAAAACAGAAGTACTCAAATCTTGGGTTAACGGAGGATGTTTTGAGGTCCGTGGCAGAATCATTGGGGTCCACTGGCCTGATTACGGACGATAATCTTGAAACTGCGGTAGCAGGGCAAGAATCAATGTTGAAATCTTACCAGAGTTCCTTGGATAAGGTGCGAACCGAATGCGCAAATTACAAGAAGGAATTAGAGGAGTTGAGAGGCAAGGGGGGCGGCCAGCAACAGCAACCAGATAAAAACGAGGAGCCGGATTGGTTCAAGAAGTATCGTGAGGAGCAGGACGAGAAAATCCGGCTCTTGACCTCCGAGAATGATAAAGCTAAGGAGGAGAAAGCACGTGCTGAAAGACACAATCTGATCCTTGACAAGGCCAAGAGCCTTAAGATCTCAAAGGAACGGATAGAGGAGGGCTTCGCTATAACGGACGATATGGACGATAATGCGATTGATACTTATCTGTCCAAGGTGAGACAAAATGAGGTCGCAAAGGGATTAGAGGAAAAAGGTTCGGCGTTCTCTGTCTCTACGTCCAAGGAAAAGAGCAAGGAGCTCGCTAAGGATTGGGCCAAATCATTGCCGGACGCTAATTAAAGTAAAAGATTATGGGTATCGAATTTAACAAAACAAAGATTAAAGGATCGTTCCCCGTCTTTTGGCGCGGGGAATGCGCAGTCCTTCCCGGAGATTTCAAATTAACCACTGAGTTGGCGGAAGGGACAATCGTGCGAAAGGGCACTCCTATCAAGCTGGACTTTGATCGCATGGAGTGCAAGATCTGTAAGGCCGTTAAGGTATTAGCCGGAGGAACGACCACTAAGCCACGTATAGGGAAAGATAGCTTTGTCGCCAAGGGAGATTCTATTGGTGGGCAGAACGTGAGTTCCGTAGATTCAAGCAACTCTGATTATGACGTGGTTACATTGGATGCCGCTGTAGAGTCTGCTACAGAAGGGGCGATTCTTGCCGTGGGAACGGATGAGCCTGACGCTGTGGTTGAGACAACGTTTGTCTATACGAAGAATATGTCTTTCCAGACGGTATCGGCGGGATATGAGGTCCTTATCCTTAAGGATGTGGCTTATCCAGTCCCTTCCTCATGGTTGACGGGATTCAGCATGAAGAATAATCCCACTATTAAGTATATTAGACAGTAAGGAGGTGAACGATGGATGTTTATAGTTCTATTTTTGGCGAACTGACGAAAGAGGTTCAGATTCGTATTGACGCTGCCACGGAGCTTCGCAAGCGCTTGTTTGACCAGAATATCTACGAGCGTTATCTTGATTGGGATGTCCCGACTATCGGCCTTAATTTTGAGGAGCTGATCGGGCAATATAACTTGAGCGTTGCGGCGGCTACCCTTGATTCCAAGGGAAAGGAACCGATCTTGGGTACGGAGGGGCTTGAGACCTTGAAGCAAAAGGTCCTTACCCACCAGATGAGTTACTCAATGCCGATCGAGGAGTATCGCAAGGTCTTGCAGATCCTAGACTCTAGGATGTTGACGGATGACCAGAAGACACAGCAGCTCATTAATCTGATGTGGAATAACGTGTCTACCGTTGTCAAATCCGTACAATCTAAGCTGGATATTATTTTCTTGGGTGCCTTGTCTAACAAGGGGGTATTTACATTTAATGCCAATAATAACCCTGAAGGAGGGGTACGTGGTATTATTGATTACAAGATGCCGCCCGAGAATATCGCTAGCGTTACTCTTGACTGGACGGATACCAATAAGGCCAACGTCGATCCTTTCGAGGATATCCAAGGTGTCGTGGATGCGGCCCAAGACAAGGTGACGTTTGATAAGATATTGATGTCTCCGGCCAGATTGTCTTATTTGCTTAAGAATAGGAAGATGAAGCAGGTCATTTTTGGGACCGACAAATCCGGCACTCCTCTTTTGATGTCCGGTTTGAATGAGTTCCTACGCTCTAATGACCTTCCTGTCATAGAGACAGTGAGACGTATCACCCGTATCCAAGACAACGGCAAGCTATCCGAGTACAAGCCTTGGAACGACAAGAATATCGTCTTTGTCCCGGCAGGTAAATTAGGTGTCATCAAGAACGCTTACGCCGATAATGAGTTGAGACAGGAACCGGGCGTTACTTACTCTAATTATGGCCGGATTCGTATCTCTCAATGGGGCAAGGGCGAGACGGACAATTCCAATGGCGTAGAGTTTACCAAGGCTCAATCGCTATCCTTGCCGGTCCTTACCGAGATTAATGGCATTTACTCATTGACGGTGGAGGCATGACGATAAGAGACTACATAGGGCAGAAATTCTCGGCTTATGGAGATCTATCCGAGGCGGATATGCTGGATTTCAGCATCAAATCGGGGCTATCCCCGGACGATGAGATGTCTAGTGAATCCATAGGCAAGGTAGAGACAGGGATGATAGAGATCATCCCGTCGCTGCTATTGCGCCCTGATAGCGTCAATGAGAGCGGCTTCTCTGTCTCTTGGGACAAGGACGGCCTCCGTCGGTATTATTTGTTCCTGTGCGAACGGAACGGTGTTAGCCCGGATGTGTCTTTAGGTCTTGGGGTAGTCTCATCTTATATGGATTATTGATATGTATTACGCTCCTCACATATTAGAACGAAAGGTTGTCAAGGAATATGATCACGATGACAATGGCAATCCTGTTCCCGGGACTGGTGGTGAGTTATGGGAGAGACTGGGACGATGTAAATGCTATGATAAGAGCGCCGATCGGGTATATACGGTAAATGGCGTAGCCTTTGATTACAAATATCGTGTCGTGACAGATAAGATCAAGATTGATGCCGGGGATATCGTGAGAGTATTGAATCAAGATGGGAGTATTCGCGGTAGTGGCGTTGTTATCAACCCGATGCTCACGGATTATCTAAATTACGGGCAAATATGGCTGGAATAATAAAGTTAAGTTATGATTTGTCCGATGTGGATGATTTCATCTTGGAGGCCTATCGTGAGGTGTTCGCCTTTCTAGCCCAACTAGGGCAATCCGCTTATGAGACCGCCGTTCAAGAAGGTAAATATAACAATATTACCGGAAACTTGAGGAGTTCATTGGGATATGTCATATCAATGGACGGTAAGATCGTAAAGGAAGGCGGGTTTAAGAGGATAGATGGACGTGGGGAAAATTATGAGAAGGTTTTTTTCACGACCAGATCCCAAAAGACGGTCCAGTTCTGGGCTAAAGGAAAGTCCGGGGATGGAAGCGAGGGGAGCAGGCAAGGGCTTAGTTACGCTAGGGATCTGGCTTCTAAGCATACAAAGGGAGTGACATTGATTGTCGTGGCGGGAATGGATTACGCTAGCTATGTGAATGATATCCATAAGCTAAACGTGATAGATACTGCCGAGGCTAAAGTAATAGCTATGTTACAATGATAGTAAGCACGGACATACAGACAATCTTATATAAGAAAGCCTTGGAACTTGGTGTTACCGGGGTGTACAAGGAGGATGATACGCCTACAGGTAAGCTTGAGGAGGAGAGGGTTACCGTACACTCGAATTCCTCGGAGCCGGGAATTACATGGAAGGTGGGATTCGTTCATGTCAATATAGCCGTCCCTGATCTGGACGAGAAAGGAACGCCTGATTTGGACAGGATGAATAAGCTGGAACGTATGTCCATGGAGGTGTTCAAGGACACCTCGGTGTTTGATGGCACTCCTTATACCTACGAGGTAGACACTACTAGAATTGAGGTTAACAGGGATCTTAAATGTCACTACGTTAATGTGAGAGTATTATTTAAAGTTTTAAATGTAATAGTATTGTAATATGGGAAGAACAATTTCTGCTATAGGCGTAAAAAGGATACTTTATGGGGAGCCTCTGGTTGCTGCACCCACATACGAGAGCTTGGAGACGTTATTTACGGCTTTCAAGGATGTTCAAATCGTCCATCAAGGGACTTATGAATATACCGAGGAGGACGGTACGTTAACAGAATTCAAGGATGAGTTGACCGGCCAGACATATCGGTCATCGTTTGAGGCAGGATCACAGAGCTTGAATTGGGTGATCGGGGCATATGACTTCGCTACCAAGGCCGAGCTTATGGGCGGTAAACCCTTGGATACGGATAAGGGATGGGAACGTGGCAACGCCGGCGAGCAACGATATAAATGTATCGTCGCTATTACCAATGATGACGTGGCTATCATTTTCCCTAAGGCGAATCTTGTGGGTCGTGGGGCTTCCACGGATGGGGCTGTTGGTTTGTCGATGTCCGCCACCCCGCTGAAATCATCCACGACAATAGCTTCAGAGTATTGGTTTGACGTGGAAGGAAAATCCTTGAAGGATTGAATGTAATATGTCTTATAGGCACGGGGACGGCGGTATTTTCCGTTCGTCCCCGTTTTTGTTTAATTCTAATTTTTTACGTGACATGAACAAGGGTGCTAGTTTAGTGGCTGACGCTGTCCTAGGTGAGGATTTCAAGGTCGTGGTCCTAGGGGGGAAGGCGTATAAGGTAAGTCCTCCTACAATAGCGACGATTTGCAAAGGTATACAATACCTATCTCTTATTGATAAGACAACATCGGGCAAGGAGGATCTTGAAAAGGTGAGGAACGAACTGGAAAATATACTAAAGGGTTTGTCAGTGTTTGTTTTGGGGAGCGCCGATAGATATGAGGAGATCGAGGGGGCGACCCTTCATGAGCTAAGGGAGGCGTTGGAGACTGTCGTTAAATTCATATCCGCAGAGGATTTTTTCGTCTGTGCCGCCTTAGCCGAGAGCGTGGCAAGAATGGCGGCGACACCAAAGTGACAGGTAATGAGACCATGCTAGGGCAAGTGGCCACATTCATGGAATCGTTAAGATTGTCTTATGAGGACGTGGTTTATAAAATACCTTATCGAAACCTTCTGATCATGCAGAAGGATATATTGCATAGCGTTACCGGTGATTTGATCGTGGAGAGAACCGGGCGTGATTTGTTGAACCGAAAGGGAAAGGAGGGTGATTAATGGCAAAACTAAATTTCGAGGTCGATGCCGATCTACAGAAACTTATAAATCTTCGAAAGGAGGTGGAGGAGTTGAAATCCGCCTTGAAGGATTTCGATGTATCTACAGATACCAAGGGATTTGACGATTTAAACCGGAAATACGAGGAGGCGACACGGAAACTAAAGGACTATGAGCAGCAGATGCAGAATTATCAAAGGGTAATAGAGCAGCTTAAGGTCTCTAATGGTATTATTGATGGGGCTCGTCAGATAACAGAAGAATTGAATAACGCTACCGATGTGTTTGTCGAGCAACAACTAAAGGTTAAAGGCCTAAGTGACGAGATCAAAAAACTCAATAAGTCTTACTTGTCTCTCTCGGATGCGGATAAAAATTCCCAGAAGGGATCTAATATATTAACCGACCTGAAGGAGAAGACCCGGCAGCACGCTTTAGAGAACGAGGCCCTGAAGAGGCTAAGGAAGGAATATTCGGACAATATCAAGATCGAGGGAGCCGCCTCGGATTCCCTTGTAGCGTTGAGAAAGCAATTGTCGTTGCTTAATGCCGAGTATGACCGCCTTTCCGCTACGGATAGGAAATCGACCATAGGGACTAACCTGCAAAAACAGATACAGGCCTTGAATACGGAGATTAGTTCGGCGGAGCAAGCTACCGGACGATATCAACGGAACGTCGGCAATTACGCCAGTAGTTGGAACGGATTGAGCGTGTCGGTTCAACAGGTCGCAAGGGAGTTGCCTTCCCTTGCTGTTGGCTGGAATACATTCTTTTTGGCTATATCCAATAACTTGCCGATGCTTGCCGATGAGCTGAAGAAAGCCGCTGCGGAGTATAAGGCGTTCAAGATGGCTGTAGCGGCAGGAAATAATGACGTGGCAAAAGTGGCTCCTGTCTGGAAGCAGTTGATAACATCTATTTTCAGCTGGCAAACGGCCTTGGTTGCGGCGATAACGCTTTTATCTGTCTATGGGAAGGATATTATCGAATGGACGAAGAGTCTTCTAAGAGGAGGTAAGGCATTGTCTTATTTAACGGATCAGCAAAAGAGATTAAATGAAGCTCAGAAAGAATCCATAGATGGAATATTTAAGGAATCTACACAGTTAAAAATCTTGTATACTATTGCTACGGACTCAGCTAGATCATATGAGGCTAGAGTAAAAGCGGCAAAAAAGATGCAAGAGCTTTATCCGGAATATCTTGGATATCTTTCCAAAGAGGCAATATTGTTAGGTAAAGTAGGAGATAGCTATGAGGCTCTGGTTAAATCAATGAAGAACAAGGCGATATCTACGGCTTACCAAAAAGAGCTAGAGGAAGGTGCTAAATTGTATAATGAGGAGATCGCCAAGCAATTAAGATATCAGAAAGAAATAAACAAGTTATTGGCTTTGATGCCAAAAGAAAATACATCAGAGTTCACAAAATACCTTGAAGATCCTAACAATAAATATGGACAAGTTAAATATTGGCGCTCCTTATTAAAGGAAAGTAAGTCTGTTTCAGAGCAATTAGAGCAATCCAATACACAGCTTTTACAACAAATAAGCAAGCTTAATGAGCCGGTTGAGACGCATGTGGATCTTTTGCTCACAGATATACAAGCTTATCAAGATTTTATTAAGGAGCAGGATGAATTGAATAAGAAGTTGTCTCTTTCCGCTATAACCCAAGATGAGTATAACAGACGTTTAAATGAGGCAAAAGGCCAGTTGATAGATGCTGCTGATGCGGCGAATATAGGAGGTTCTGCCTTAGAGAAGCTTAGAGACGAGTATATTGCGTTTAATAAAGCTTCGATAAATAAAGAACAAGTAGAAAAACAAAAGAAAGAGGCTGAAAAACAAAAAGAAATACAAGAGCGTGTTAATCAGCAATTACTTGATCTTCAAAATAAGAACCAGCAATCTAGGATAAATCTTATGGAAGAAGGCTCCGATAAGCGCATCGCCCAAATAGAATATGATTACGATCGTGAAATAGAGGCTATCCGTAAGAGGGAGAAAGAGTGGCGTGAGGCGCAAGGGGGAAAACTCACGCAAGAACAAACGGTTGAAATAAAAACAGCCATTACGCAGGCTCAGGCTACCCGTATGCGGTCCACGCAAGAAGTAGAGAACGAACAGATCGAGGCTCAACGTAAAGCCATGAATGATTATCTTAAGGAATATGGCACTTATCAAGACAAAAAAATGGCACTCGCCGCCGAATACGGGCAAAAAATAGCGTTTGCCGAGACCGAGGGGGAGAAATTGATACTCGGGAAGGAATGGGATAAGCAGCTTTCCGACCTTGAGATAAAAAGTGGCAATACCGCCAATGCCATAATCGCTCTTTTTGGAGACATGAAGGACAAGACTCTAAAGGAGTTGATAGAGATATCCATCAAAGGAAAGGAGGCCTTGGAGTTTCTTAAGTCCGGAGAATGGGATGAATCAAAAGGCAAGGGATTAGGCATAACGCAGGAACAATTCGATCTTTGGTCTGATATGCCGGAAATAATGGATAGGGCAGGGAAAAGCGTTGAGAGCACCAACGAGAAGGTTGATGAGTTGCGACCCGCTTTTGACAAGGTGACAGAAGGAGTGAGGCGATTCTTTGCCGCTGGTGACGACCCCAAAAAACTGACGGAATCATTACAGCTCATTAATGAGGGTGTAAATGAAGTTATGACCTCTGTTCAATTCTTGTCAAATACCTTTGGAAAACTTGGTGATTCGTTCGGAGGTGCTTTTAATGACATAGCGGAAGGTTTAAATATAGCAATGGACGCTGTAAATTCCGCTATGCAGGGTGCGCAAGCGGGTGCGATGTTTGGCCCTATAGGGGCATCCGCTGGTGCTGCTATTGGGGTAGTGACCTCTCTAGCGTCCTCTATCGCTAAGATCCATGACAAAAAGAGCGAGAAACGTATACAGAGATTACAAGACCAGATCGATGTGTTAGATGCCTCGTATGAGAAACTAGGCCGTTCCATAGAAAAGGCTTATTCTACAAGTGCGGCAAAACTGATCAACCAACAAGACGAGCTCCTTAAACAACAGAAGTTGATGATTCAGCAACAAATCCTAGAGGAAAAGGATAAGAAAAAAACGGATGAAGAGCGTATAAAAGAATGGGAGAAACAATTGGATGATATAAATCTCAAACTTGAAGACAATAAAGAAAAAGCGATAGAGGCTATAACAGGAACTGATGTCATGTCCGCTATTGACGAGTTCGCCCAAGCGTATTCGGAGGCATGGGCTACAGGAACTGATGCGGCAGAGGCTTCGACTAAGATTGTCCAAAATTTGATCAAGACGGCTATCATTGGATTCTTGAAGGATAAATTATCCCCTTCCGTAGAGGAATTCATGAAGAAACTGGCCGATTATATGTCCGATGGCATCATTTCGCCTTGGGAAGAAGCGGAGTTGAACAAGTTGAAGGAAAAGATGGACGCTGAGGCCCAGAAGGTCTTCGACACGTCAAGCAAGTATTTCCAAGAGGATAAGAATGATAAATATGAGCAGACCGCTACATCCGGAGGTTTCGAGAAGATGTCTCAAGATAGCGCCGATGAGTTAAATGGCCGTTTCACCGCCCTGCAAATGACAGGGGAGGAGATACTGTTGTTCTTGCAAGGCTCCGAGCAATTCTTGAGCCTCTTGTATATAAAGGCCAGTATGGACGTGATATCTGTAAAGATAGCCTCGTTGTATGACGTGGCGGATGAGACTAGGACGATGATCGCCAGTATATATATAGAGTTACAGCAGATCAATGATAATACCGCCAATACCGTGATACAATTGAAAAAAGCGGTGGATAAATTGACTAGTATAGAGACTAACACTAAAAACATGTAGTATGAATGTTGGAGATATAACGAGAGGGGCTATTTCGTTAGGGGCTTGCAGTGAATCAGGCAAGGCCACTGACTGGAAGAGCCTATGTTGGCTGTTTTTTTCCCCGCAAGGGCGGGAGTTTTGCGAGGAGAATAATTATCCTTCGTTGAATTTATTTAGAGGTATGGCTAAAAACATAGCTCCCTACGGGATATACGTGGATCGTGATCTAATTGAGCTTCACAATAAAACAAACGTAGGTGTGATAGGTAATACCGTGGCGTATTTGAGTTATGACGATAACACGAGGGTGCATAAGGTGATCTTGATGCACGGGGGCAAGGCCAAGATAGAGGCCGGGAACTACTCCGTGATATTGCTTGTCAATATCGGGGGATGCGAGGTGGAGATTATTAACGACGGAACGGCAAGGATATTATGTTAGGGGATCTATATATTAACGGGAATGACGCATGGGGCACGTATCGTGTCGCCATGGGAGAGGGTTTTATCCAGACCTTGCTAACCCCAGCGGGAAACAAGGATTTCATAGAGAACGAGAGCCGGTTAGAAAACGGGAAGAGGGTCGTGTTCAATAATCCCAAGGTGGCTAGCCGGGATCTTACCCTTACGTTCAACATACACGGGGATACGCAAGAGGAATATATGCTGAATTATAAGGCGTTCTTGGCTGTCCTTCAACAAGGCAAGGTCGTATTGCGTGTTCCGGATCTTGATATGACATTTACCCTTGTCCATAAGAGATCATCAAGCTTCGCCTTGGATCGGAACAGGTTGAATAGTAGGCTATCCGTTAAGTTCGAGGAACCTGACCCAACGTCAAGGGGATAAGTGAAGAGCCGTCCGGCCCTTATTGGCTAGACGGCTCTTCGTCCTATTGCGCTAAAAGATGCGTATTTAAAGATCGGAGGTCGAATCTTCCCGGCTTTGACCTCCCGTTGTTGTATACCGACACGGTCATATGTGGCTTGGGCTTGGTGCCGCTAAATCCGCAAGCCCTCTCCAGCTCGTCGATAAGCCTCTCCATTTTCAAGGATTGCCGGTTGAATCGCTCCATCGCCTTCTTGTCCCTTTGGGACGTTAAAAGCATTTCGTTTAGTATCGTGTTTATGTCTTTCATATTCAATCAATCATTTAATAGTTCACAGGTATCATAGTTAAGGTTTTGGGGTCATTCATCCTAATCTGGATAATAGATGATTGTTTATATCCGGAGTTATATTTTGAGTGATGAAATTGTACGCCTTGCTTACGTCTTTCTTGAAATTAGGATCAGAGTCATATTCCTTGACAAGATCTTTCACGTTGTTGGAAAGGGTGGAATGTTGTCTCATGTGTAGGATGTTCGCTATCTTATCACGTAATCCGCTTTTCATTTTCTTGCCCGCCAACTTTTTGGGGCAATACAACAAGATTATCACAAACAGGAACTTCTTGCGATCATTCACGGTCATTTTGGACTTGCAATAAATGGATTGGAAAGCCTCGTACATTGCGTCTATCTTAGACATGTCCGTATATAAAGGCTCGCTGAATACATCTTCCTTTCTCTCAAGTTCGTCCATGTTGTTATATATGCGTGACAATTCCTTCACCCCGGACACGATGGTACTCTTTAGGTCAAAAAGACCGTGGATGAACTCCCGTCCTCTTTCCGTCCATACGGTTTGCATCGCCGTTCCGGGCGTTCCGTCACGCTGGACGTATGGATATGTCCTTGTTCTCGTGTAGTCCTCGTCTTGATACTTGTGTGTCAATAGCCATTGACCACCTTGCTTGTATTGTACGCCCATCTCTCTCAGCTTTTGGTTCAATGTGACGGCGCTCATTCCTAACTCCTTGGCGATCTGGTTGGTGTTATACGTGCTGGTGCTTTGCAATACCTTCTCGTAGTAATTGACCTTTGGGGCAGCGGCTTGAAGTTCCTTGCTTTGAAGGGCGGTTTGTTGCTCTAGGTTGGCGATCCGCTCCTCACGTCTCCTCAATGCGTCTTGAGCGACTAGAAGAGCACGTGCCATAAGTTCCTCTGGAGTATCTTCCGGTTTGGATATCATGTAGCCTCCGGTTTTCCGGATAGAAGGTAAGACTTCATCACATACCCAATCTTGAAAAGTAATTGCAAATTCTTTATCAGATCGCATTATAACACGATACAGATTTTTCTCATTAATAAAATAGGCTTCTTGAATACGACCAAGAGAATCGGTGACCCCTATTCGATAGTACCCATCTTCTTTTAATCGTTGAAGCGTATTATCAACTCTTAATCCAAGAATTTTGCACACATCCACTAAACAAAACAATGGCTCGATGTCCTCATTCATAGCAATTCTTACTTGTCCGAACTGCTCATTTTGGAAAATTCGAATATTATTCATAACTTTGTGCAGTTATAAAAGTTAATATTATCCTCATTGGTAGCTCGGTCAAGCACTACCTTTGAGGATTTTATTTTGACCGAAGTGGTAGCCGGGGACTTGAACCCCGGTGTATGCCGTCCTACCTGCTTATTACCAGTCTCGCTTGACAAGGTAAAAAGCGAAGGGCAAAGATTGAAGTTGCCTATTGTGACGGTCTGCAACTGGAATCAATGCCCTTAAATATCTTCTTTCGCTACCGTCACATGAGCGATCATTTTCATATCACAAAATTATATATGACAAAATCCGTGGCCTATTTTTTCAAGGCTCGAAACACCACAATGGAGCTATTGTTGTAAAATCCCTCCGGCCGTATTACCGGAGGGGCATCTACTTCCGATCCTCTCCCCGTCGTTCGAGTTATCCCGCAAGCCTGCAAGTCATGTCGCTAATTACGCTCATGAATCTATCGTAGGTCTTTTTATTCCATTCCTTGTGATCCGGCATCCAGTCATTGAATATCTCCATGTAGACCACATCGTGAGACCTGTCCTGTATGGTGACGCATAAACCACCCGTCTCCGGCATAACGCCTACATTTATATGTACCGGTTTCCTTCCGATCATACACTCCAATGCAATCCTTTGCACGTTCTTCAATACCTCTATCGTTTCCATATTTCTTATATCATTAACGTATAGTTATCAATCTCCCGAATAAACCCTGTTACCGTAAAGGCTAGCCATACCGACATGAGTAAGTCTTACATTATGGGATCTTTCCGCAAGTTCCTTAGCAAACGCCGCACGTTTTTCCGCAAGCTGCACCATCGCTTTCGCCGATCCCCAAGCCTGTTTAAGGCACGAGCCGAATGTACGTCCGTATATTTTGCACTCTCTATAGATCTTATGCGCTTCCTTCATGATCTCACTCTTGTTGTATTTCTGTGTAGCCATTGTTCTGTTGTTTTATTTTGATAGCGCAAATGTAAAGCATATAACTTTATTAAACAAGCTATGCGGTTTAAATAATAAAGCGTTTAACTTTATTTAGTGAAGTATATTGATTTAATTATAATAAAGCATATTACTTTTGTGGTATAAACTATTATAGATATGTACAGAATAAAAGAAATCTTAGACGAAAAAGGTATTTCAGCAAAAAACTTAGCTGAAAGAATGGGCGTAACACCTCAATATATAAGTGGTATTATAAGAGAAAAAGGTAGTGCATCTATCAGCGTACTTTCTAATATCGCTAAAGAATTGAATGTACCTTTAGCTTCTCTATTTGACGATTACAAAAGTGCACCAGTAAGCAACTCTTTAAATGTAATTTGTCCTCATTGTGGCAAAGAAGTAAATATAGAACTAACCAAACCAAAAGAAAATGATTGATAGGGCTTTTTATGCTCTAAAAAATTGCATTGCAACTATAAAATAGTTACATTTGCAAAAACATTCAATATGGGAACAAAAGAAAAGTTGGTAGAACGCTTCAAGAAACAACCTAACGATTTTACGTTTGATGAGCTGGAAAGGCTCTTATCCATATTTGGATATGTAAAATCAAGCAAGGGTAAAACGTCTGGGTCAAGAGTGATTTATCGCAATGGCGACAAACGTCCTATTATGTTGCACAAGCCCCATCCCGGAAACATAATAAAAGGGTATGCCATGAAGCAAGTATTGGATGATTTAACAGAAGCAGGATATATAAAGTAAAGGAGGTTATTATGAATACATTGACTTATAAAGGTTATATCGGGTCTGTATCTTTTAGCGAGAAGGACAATGTTTTCTTTGGAAAGATAGAAGGCATTGATGGTCTTGTTAATTTTGAGGGGGAAAGTGTGCGGGAACTTACAACGGCTTTCCACGAGGCTGTAGATGATTATCTGGCGTATTGCGAGGAAGAGGGGATTGAGCCGCATAAGAGCTATTCCGGTTCATTGAACGTTCGTTTATCACCGGAACTTCATAGTAGAGTGGCTGTTCTGGCAAAGCAAGCAGGCGTTTCTATTAACGCTTTCATAAAAAAAGCCGTGGAAAAGCAAGTTGCTGTAATGTTGTGATTTGGAATAGAACATATACTTACCTTGCCATTTAATATATGCTTCAAGTCGCACAGAAGATATACTGCGTTGGCAACGTAAGTATTATTGGAAAATGACACACATGTTATCAAACATATAATTTAACCTTCATTGATTCATTTTTTTTGTTAACATTTAAAATTACCTTTGCATAATCATTAACTAAACTAAATCAAGTCATGAAGAAAATATTGTTAATTATGGCATATATTATGCCATTGCTCATGCTTATTGGATGTAGCAATGATAAGGACGATAAAATTCCTGAATATATACCGTCCGACAAGCCAAAAGAAGATCATATTCTTAAATTTGAAACAAATCATCTAACATTTACTCCGCAAAAACAATCTGAAAACATAAAAATAAATACAAATATAAAATATCTTATTAAAATAGATGGTAAAAATACAGATTGGATAAATTATAACACAAATTCAAATGAATATATTTCTTTTGAAGTAAAACCTAATAATTTAGAAAATGAGCGATCTGTTAAATGTGTTATATACAATACTGAACTTAACATAAGTGACACTTTATATATAGATCAATCTATTAACAGAGAAAGACTTGCTCTTATTAGTATATATAAGGCTTTAAATGGAGATAAATGGCTTAATAAAAGAAACTGGTGTACTGATAGACCATTAAATGAATGGGAAGGCATTATGGCTAATGGAGATTCCGAAGTTTTTAGACTTTGGATAAGTCGAGATGCCTATGTGGATGGAGAAATACCTGAATGCATAGGAGATTTGATATATTTAGAGGATATATCTTTTGAGTATTCAAATATAAGAGGAGAACTTCCAAAATCAATAGGGAATTTAATAAAATTAAAAAGAATTACTATTTCAAATTGTCATTTTGAGGGTCAGATACCAGAACAAGTTCGTAATTGTACTCAATTGGAATATATTGATCTTAGTTCAAATAAGTTCACTGGTGAAATTCCGAATTCGTTTTTTTTATGTAAAAATTTATTTCATCTTGATTTAAGCAATAATAAATTCACTGAGTTTTATATTGAAAAAGAACCTATGTGTAATAATTTGGAGTATTTAGCCATGAATGACAATGATATATATACACCAATGCCATATAATTTATTTAATATAAAAGGGTTATTTGCATTATATGCTCAAAACAATAAGATTAGTGGAAAGATACCAGTCAGTGTAAACAATGCATTAAATCTAAATTATTTAGATTTAAGAAACAATAAGTTAATAGGTAATCTCCCAGATTTATCAAATAAATCACAACTAAAATCATTTGACATTTCCAATAATGACATTACAGGTAATATACCTAATAGTTATGCAGATATTCCAAATTTAAAGCTATATATTCATATGAATAAAATGAGTGGAATCATTTTTGACAAAGTAAAGCAGCATGATAATTTTTTAATATGGTCAATTAATCCACAACAAGAAGGATATGAGCTTATTTACTAAATATGGAGATAAGTAAGTTCTATTTTTGTTAATAGGTACTATTAAGTTATTTAAGCCCGTTCCGTCCTTTCGGTTCGGGCTTTTTTATTTCCTCTTACAACAAAATTACAACAATCCCGCCATTGTTTTTTTTAGGTCCGCTTGATTTTTTGCCATCCCCCTTATATGCGTGAACTTTGAGTTCATGATCGAGATTAAGGACATATCTGGTAGAGTCAAGTTGTCGGTATCGATAGAAACGGGTTCGGTACGTCGGTTTGAGTTGATGAAAGAGGACTATGTGAACCTCGTGTTCTCCTTGTCCGACCCGGTACAACTGGAGATCGGAGACAATATCGATTATGAAGGTAGCGTTTTCTACGTAACTGGCAAGACATACCCGACATTCAACGCATCCACAGGCGGATACGACTATAGCGTGCGATTCGACTCGCATTATTACCGATGGAAGAATCATATCCTATTTTACGATAGGCAAGGTAACAAGGAAGCGTCATGGAGCCTTACACGTGCTCCGGAGGCCCACCTAAGCATTGTCGTATCCAATTTGCGATCTCTGGGATTCAGGTATAACGGCAAGGAGTACCAAGCCGTTGTCGATAGCTCCGTTGACGCTGTCGCCAAGCTCGTGCAATACGACAGCACGAATATCGTGGATGCCCTTACCAAGATTGCCGAGGCGTGGGAGTGCGAGTGGTGGGTAGAGGGTGACAAGATATATATAGGCAGGATAGAGCGTGGCGATCCCGTAGATCTGGAGATAGGTAGGCAGGTAGCGTCCATGCCAAGGAGCCAAAGCCAAGACCTGTTCGCCACACGCCTGTACGCTTTCGGCTCAACGAGAAATATCCCCTCGGGCTATCGCAAGGGGGAATCCGGTACGGTGGTGCAAGGGGTGGTGCAAAAACGCCTCATGCTTCCTAAAGTAACCCCCTATGTGGACGTGGTACAGGGATTGACCGAGGATCAAATAGTGGAGGCGGTCGTTATATTCGACGATATATACCCTCGTAAGATAGGTACGATAACCGAGGTGATACCGAAGGAGGTCACGGAGGAGGGCGAGGACGGGACATCGGAGACATTCACCGTCTATCGGTTCAAGGACTCGGGATTGTCCTTCTCCGATGAATACGTGCTTCCCGGCAAAGAGCTTCGTGTCGTATTCCAGACGGGGCCGTTGTCAGGCATGGATTTCGCCTTGCGATTCAATCCGGAAGGACTGCCGGAGGATGATCCGGAGGCTCAGGTGTTCGAGATAGTCCGTAATGACTCCTATGGTCAGACATTGCCGGAAAGCCCTCTTATACCGGGGACGGGGAACAAATATATCCTATACAATTTTGACACGCAATACGTAAGTGACACCCTTATCCCGCAGGCGGAAGAGGAATTGCTAAGAAGGACGATAGAGTATAAGGGCAAGGTCGTGTCGGACCCTTCCACTTACACATGCGTCCTTAACTCATACTACGCTTCCGGCTACGATGAGAATAATGGTATATTGAACCCGGAAAAGGCGATTGATCTATCCGTAGGACAGCGTGTCAGGCTTATCAATAAGGCCTATTTTGAGAATGGGCGGGAATCTAGGGTATTGGGTTTCGAGAAAAAACTTGATATCCCATATGATTCGCCTTCCTATACGGTAGGAGAGAGCGCTGCTTACTCCCGGTTGGGAGAATTGGAGCGTAAGTTGGAGAATATCCAATATAAGGATAACACGTACGTCAACCAAGGTAGCGGTTCTTTCGGGGTGTATATCATAAAGAAAGAGGATACTACCGCCGCCTCGGACGAGAACGTTTTCTCCGCTCTGCGGACATTATATGAGATAAACAAGGTAAAACAGGATAACGACAAACGTTACCTTCGTAAGGACATACCCGATATCGCCCATGAGGATATTTTATTCGACAAGAAGATAGGCTCCTCCATCTTTCTTGACGGCATGGACGGTAAGGGCTGGGAGATCAAGGCCGATGGTCGTGCCATATTTGATGAGTCATGGTTCCGTGGGAATGTTTTATTCAAGAAACGAGTGGGGTCCCATACGTTTATATCCGGTTTCCCTAATGGCTTCGGTTGGGATATTGCTCCATATAAACGGGTTAACTCGGCTGGTGTAGAGGAACAGAAATTCCGTTTAGAGATAGACGATATAAATGTGAGAGGCAGTCTCCGGGTCTATGAGTTCATCGTCTCTCAGCTTCGTGGCGAAAACGACAACGTGATATTCTCAGGGATGATGAAGGTGGAGTATTACGACCATGCGACCGGAAGGATTTACTTGGACACGGGGAACGGCGTGCTCTACAATCCGTTCCGTTCGGGGGATATATTGATGGTCCAACATTTTGGGGGAATGCCGACAGGGGAGAATGATTACAATATCATCAAGCAATACGAACTTCGGGTTGATCAAGTCGGCATCGGTAATTTATCGGACGGTGAAGATCGCTTGGACTGGATTACGTTTGTCAACTTTGCCGGTGATAAAGCCGACATTGCGCAAGGAGATGTATTAACCCGTATAGATAGCGTGGCTGATTCTACCAGAAAGGGTATTGTCAAGATTACTACGATCGACGAGATCGGCGCTCCATATATGGATGTCGTGTATGGGATGAAGACAGACCCCGATAACGCGACCAAGGCACGTATCGGAAATCTTTCCGGGATAAGAACCAAAAACGGTATAGATTTGACCGGTGTTTGGGGGATTTACGGTAACGGGGCTTACTTTGAAAATTCGACCTACATCCTTGATACAGGTAATACGGTCGAGCAGGAATTTTCCATAATGAACGGGAAATTCGAGAGTTCAATCGAAGGCATCAGGAACGATATATCCTTAGAGCCGGGCAATATATTGAAAAATAGCTCATTCTCCCAAAATACGGACTATTGGGTGACAGAGAACTCAATAAGTTTTTGGGGACATGACGGATCGTTTATTTACGCCAATGATTCTTTCCTGTCAGAGAAGAGGGGAGTTTCAGATATTTATCAAGACGGCAACAGAAATGTCTTACGTATCAGTGACTCGTATATCCTCCAGCGGAATGACGTTATAAACATACCGTCACATGAGACCGAGGCGACCGAGTATGACTATTCCTTCTCATTACATTACCGGGTTGTTAAGGCGGGGATATTGACCGCAGGTTTCGAGGGATCAAGCCTTTATGTCTCCATGTCCTTGGAACCATCATCCTCGTATCGTAAGCTTTCGAAAGCGGGGAAATGGGACGAACGTGGCGATTTCCGTATATCTTTCGATGGGGAAATACTGATTTATGGTGTTTCCTTGTTTATCGATAACTTGGCGGATGCCATTATCAGGTTGGAGACAAGGATAGAGCAAACAGAAGAGTCTATCAAGCTGGCGGCAACGAAGGATTATGTGGATGAGGAAACAGGTAAGGTGTATACCAAGTATGATTCTCAGTTGAATATTACCGCTGGGCAAATATCGGCCATATCAACGAGGGTGGATAATATAAGGAATGAGATAGACACGGCGGGATGGATCAACACTACGCAGGGAAATACGTTGTTCGCCGCCAAGAGCTTGGAAAACGGCGATAATATCATATCGTATATCAACCAGACGGCAACCACCACCACGATCAAGGCGGAGAGGATCAATCTTGTAGGGGCGGTGACATTCAATATGTTCAATACGGATGTCAAAAATACGATCAATAACGCTAGCAGTAATGCTAGTTCGGCTCTATCGAAAGCTAACGAAGCCTTGTCTGACGCTTCTAGCGCATGGAGTAAGGCTTCGTCTGCCGAATCGACTGCCAGTACAGCATATTCAAACGCTTCCAAGGCTATTCAAGACGCAGCTACGGCCATATCAAATGCCGCTAAAGCCGTAACTACAGCCGGATCAGCGCAAGAAGCTATTAACAATCTTCCTGCATGGAGTAAGGAGGCTAGCATAATAAAGGCCTTAACTTCTGCCACTGTGATAGTTAATGGATATATCAAGACATCTATGATCGACGTAGATAATCTATACGCAACCAGTTTGGACGCAGTAAGGGGTACAATTGGAGGATTTACGATTAACAATAATCAGCTTTATGGAACAACGAATAATGAATATTACGGGAGTTATAAGATGTACATGGACTCAAGCAGATGTGAGATCGGGATATCTGATAGCAATGAGTCAACGTATAAACTGAGCGTAGGATATAATTATAGGACAACGAATGATGCGGGGACAGCGTCCTTGTTCATCAAAAAATCACTGGCGATAAGAACTATGGTCGAAGTCCCGAGAACCGCCATAAAAGTAGCGGTCACTAACGCGGACGATTCTAATATGGTAAAATTAGAATGTGAGTCTACCAGAAATGATAATGGGTTCATGAATTTTTTGTATTGCGAGCATGGAATAAGAGATATACAGCTTGGGACTAAGAAGTTCTCCAACGACTCGTCAGGAATATGGCGTACCGTTTTACGTATGAGTCTTATGCCTTCGGTAACACAAGTAAACACAGAATCCACATCAGGGACTAGATATAATGTCAAATGGGATTCCGCTACGGGACTTTTATATATAGAATAATTATTAACAACTAAAATACAGTAAATCATGAAAGTAAATTTCAACAAACCCCTAAAGACCTTTAAGGGGGAAGACATGAAGGACGAGTTCGGAAAAGTACAGATTATCAAAGATATAGTATGCGCTAGGCTTTACTCTTCCGGCGATGAGATGAACGAGGACGAGAAATATGAGTCCTACAAGCTAATGACAAGGATCAACGCCGCCGATGGCGATATGGACATCAGCGACAAGGAATCCCTATTGATAAAGAAATGCTGCAACAAGACATTGACCGCCGGCGCTTTCGGGCAGATCTTCGACCTTTTAAACGTGTAAGACCATGGAGATAACGAGCGACACAAGGACAATAAACGGCTACTCGGACGTGGCCGGTATCAAGATACAGTATTCCGCCTCGGTCAAGACCGATGAGCGGATAGACCGGATAACAGGCTCTTTTATCAAGGACGGGGTACGTGTGGGATCTCTGGCCTACGAGCGTAACGGGCAAATTTATAACATTATAGAAAGGGGAAATTAACATGGCACTATCAACATTATCATCTGTATTGAGAAGCAAATACAAAAACACGGTAGGAGATTATGATATCTCCTATGAGACAACACGGAATGCGGGCGAAAAGGTAACAGAGGTATTGGCCTCGGTCAAAAAAGGAGAGCTTAGGTTCGGTTATGTAAACATTGTGGACAAAGGCAGGAAATCGATAGTCTTGGAAGATGGAGTCTCGGACGAAGACTGCAAGGCTATATTGTCAACCGTGATAGACGATGCGGCAAATATTTTCCTTAAACAAGAATAACATACGATAATATGGCTGTAGGGGATCTTACATTGTCTTCCGGCTTTACTCTAACGCCCGAGGATTTACGTGCGATCGCCGCTGAGAGTAAAAAGATCTTAGCGGAGGAGTCCAAGGATTTAAGTCAGTTCAAGGAGATTGACTCTATATCCTCCGTGTCATCTTTGCCCGGTATTTCCGCTAAGGAGGAATTAGTGAGAGTCCCCATGGCTATACTTAAGGGACTTGACGGTAGGGAGATAGAACTAGCCTCTTCGTCTACGGATATCCAATGGAGGTATGTTGGAAATCCCGGATGGAATGTGTTGGTGGAATTATCCTTGCTAGCCGGTCCGAAGGGAACTCCGGGAGATCCTCCGGTCGTCTCTATCGGTACGGTCTCCACCCTTCCTTTTAATAGCTCGGCAACGGCTGGCTTTGTCTTGAGAGGGGAGACCCCAGAAGGTGTACCTATTTATGCTTTGGATTTAGGTATCCCACAAGGCAAGCCCGGCCAAGACGGAAATGGGGCGGGGAACGTGTTTGTCCCTACGGATAATATCATAGCCGATAGATATTATATTTTTAAATCCTCCGTTGATAAAAGCGCAAACGGGGATTTTATCGAATTGGACAGCCTTGCCTTTGGTGTAGGTCAAAACTACTCGGGTTACAAGAACGCCGAGATATTCAATGACTATGAGAATAACAAGGCGGCAGGAAATTACGCCCACGCAGAGGGTATGAATACCAACGCTACCGGTCCTAGGGCGCATGCGGAGGGTTACAAAACGAATGTGTTCGCTAGCGAGGGTCACGCCGAGGGCAGGGGAACATGGTGCTTAGGAGCGCAATCGCATGTAGAGGGATTATATTCTTATTGTTTAGGGGATGGTTCGCATGTAGAAGGAGGATCAATAGGCACCCAGCCTTATTTTATTGAAAATACCGTAGGAGGTATAGAGGATCGGCCTATTTTTGATACAGAAGGGGAGGCTTTAAGGACTTTCATAGAAGATTATGGAACCTATAACTCTGAGAATATTGAGCACTCGTTAAGCTTTGACGCTGTATCTCTACTAGAGAGGTTTGCCCTAAACATGTCAATTGGTAGCCGAAGCCACCTCGAGGGATGTAACAATTTTATTTGTGATAACACAAGCCATGTAGAAGGATATAATAATATATGTGGTGATTTGTATTATTCGCATAGTGCACCAATTGTACATAAGGCAAATCATGTGGAAGGATACAATAATGTTCTGTTTTCGGGAAGAAAATATATAGATCAAAACTTCTGTGTTCACATCGAGGGGTATAACAATAAGGTTTATAGAGGATGTTCTTTCTCGCATATAGGAGGAAAAGATTGTGTTATGAGCGAAGGCTCTTCTTCTTCTTTTTGCCATGGAGATCATTTGCTTATAGAGTCAAGTTATGGGGTTTCTTTTGGTCGTTATAATGAGCCGATATTAAATGGGGAAAAAGTTTTATTTTCTTATGGGATAGGAAATGGTCCAAATAATCGAAAAAATGCTTTATCCATATTGGAGGATGGAACGGTCAGTATTCCTAGTATAGAAGATAAAATAAATAATTCTATCGATTCTAATTTTTTATATTTAAATGATAAATTAAATGATAACAACAAAGAACTTAGGGCTATCATGGATGAGCAATCTAATCAGATAAGAGACTTATTAGAATTGCTTCAATCTGGCATTGAAGGGGTAAAGGCCTTCATCGCTGGTAGCGTATTAGTGTTTACTAACAATATAAAGACGGAAGTGCTAAAAGATATTCTTTTTATTTCCGATTCTCAAGTTGTAGCGGAAAATGAAGTCTTGATAATAAAATAAAGATATGGGAACAATAAAAAAAATAAACGTAAATGGAATAGAGTATGATTTGGCTGGTTCCGGTGGAGCCATGATAAATGTTACTTATTCAGAATTAGTATCATTAATTGGTAGTAGTTCTCTTGTCCAAGGAAATAAATATAGGATAACGGATTATGTGACAGAATTTAAGTCTTGGAAGTCCGCCGGTCACCAATTCGATATTGTGGTCGAAGCTATCACGGAAGATAGGATATCGGATAAGGCATCTGCCATGTTACATGATGGAGATATTTATTTCAAAAACAGTCGGTTGTCCGCTTGGCAGATATGGTATGATATTAATAATGATACCAGTCTGTTTCATGAGGCTAAAGAAGGAGGCAAGGGTTCGATATATAGAATGATAGATGAGTTTGGAAATGATGTGTTTTATGATTTCAAGAATCTTTTAACACCAATGACATCAGAAGACAATCCAAACATATCAAGCGATACGCTAGATTTTTATACATTTTCGGTCAAGGATGGTTCCACCGTTAAGGATGCCTCGCTCGGCTTAGATAAAGTCAGTGTTTTTAATAATAAGATAACAATAACAAAAAGCCTTAACAAGGTTCCCTCCATATTTAAGAACTCTGTTATCTCAATAGATAAGCCCTTGATTGGAGGTCAGATTTACAATAATGTAATATCAGGAGGGCTTCGTGTATTGTGTAACAATATGGGAGATGTCAATTCGAACATAATATCTACGTATTGCAACGTGATAAAAAATAACCTCTCATCTTTTTATAAGAATACTATAACAATGACATCTACTAGTGTGAATATAAACGGGGTTATTATTGGATGCTCCTTGATTGGAAATTTTTCGAATGTAACGGTTGAGGGTAATATTAGTTACAGCTTTATCACGGCAGATGGCTCCTTAGTGAAAACGATCAATCCTTTTACCCTTGGATAATATGGAAACTATCCGCATAGGCAACGACATATCCGTCCAGTGGACGATATTGCACGATAATGTTCCCGAACCACTTGAGGGACGGGATTTGAAGGTGATCTTGTCAAACTCATTCGAGAGGATAGAGATAAAGGATTTCCTCCTTGTCGGTAACGTCATAAGATTCTCTTATCACGGGAAGGATCAGGTACATTGCGGGGTTTACACGTTGACGTTATTCGAGAATTATAAGAAAGATGGCATGATGGCCGTTGACGCTTGCGAGGCGTTCAAGCTCATACCGAGATCATGCGGGAAGACTGACGAACAGTCTTGCTCGAATCTGAAAGTGTCCACGGTGGATGTCAGCTCATCTTTTGATATATTGAATAACCCCAAGAACACCCTCGTGTCCGACTCAATCCATAGGATCGAGGCCATTACGCAAGAGGAGTATGACAAGATCGAGACCCCTAATCCAAACATCTTATATGTAATACTATGATTCTGAACGGGGCGATAGATATAAAGTTTAACGGAGCGGACGTAAAGAAAATCTATCTGGGACGAGATACGGTATGGACTAGGGAAGCGCATTTGATCGTTACCCCAACGGCTATATGGCTACAAAGGAGTAATGGTTTTGAAGCGGATGTGAATATAATATCAAACGTTTTATGGGACGTCGAATAGTAAATAATTAATAAAAAATTTTAGAAGTATGGCAAAACCTAGTTGGTTGACAGTAAGCCCGATGTCTGGATCGGGTAATGATACGCTGAGGAATACAGCGACGGTGTATAAGGGGAGAAAGACGAGATCTGGGACCGTAACGGTTACCGGATCCGGTGTGGCGCAACCCAAGACTTATAAGGTGACGCAAGAGGCGGAACCCGAGTATATATCCATAGATAACGGGTCGTCGATGGCGGCAGATAAGACAGGAGGAAAAGTCACTGTCAATGGGAAATCCAATTCTGCCGCCTTGTCATTCGCGTGGGTGGGAGAAGCGAAGGAGGCGACGATCTCCCCCCAGTATACCGCAGGTGGTAAACCCACTAATAATACGGAGGCGATCGAAGGAGATCCGGGAGCGACAGGCGAGGTGGTATGGTCTGTGGATCTGACCTTGCCGGCCAATACCACGATAGAGCAGATAGACAGGACCCTGAAGGTATCCAACGGTAGCACCGTTCAGCAGCAGATCGTGATTGAGCAAACAGCCGGAGACGCTAACTTGTCGTTAAGCGAGACAGATATAACGATCCCTGCGGATGGAAGCGCTGTTACCGTTCTTGTTACCTCCAATACGCAATGGACGGTATCTTGACCCCTGCCCGGTATGGAGAAAGTGATACCATGGGGCGTAGGTGGAGGGAATCTCCACCTTGCCTATACAGGGCGAGATAATGGCGAGATCGTCATCACGAGTGACACGGAGAATTATACGGGGACGGAGCGGTACGAAGTATTGACCGTGGCGACCGGAAACGGAGCGGTCAAAGAGCGGCTTACGGTACGTCAGCCTAGTCGCAAGGCTTACGTTGACGGAAATATATTGGTGTTTACCCTTGCGGCGAATGTCTCGGTATCGGGAGGTAATTTGGTGATCGAGGATACGGGGATATCGGTAAGGGATGATGTAATATTTATTTGATAAAAAAAGGATCGGAAGAATGGAGTTTTTTAAGATGATTTGCAGTATGAGGGAGCTACTGACTGTAGTCGTGTTTGAGATGTTCATCGTTATGGTGGCGATGGGCTGGGATTTCGCCTCGGGTTATTACAAGGCTAAATTGAGGGGCGAGGAGCGTAATTCGTACGGCATGCGTAGGACAGTCAGTAAGTTCATACTTTACGCTGGTAGCGTATGTATAGCGTGCGGTATAGACTCGGTTTGCTACGTGTGCCGGTTCTGGGAATTTATCCATCTGCCTTTCTTGACCAATGTCCCGGTCGTATCCTCGATAGTGACCGTATTTATCTTGATAACGGAGGTTAGGTCTATCTGGGAGAAGGCTGACGCCAAACAAAGGAGGCAGGCGAGTAAGACAGCCGACATGATCGGTAAGGTTGTAACGCAAAAGGTTTTGGAGGACGCTTTGACAAACGCTTTATCCAATGCCATGAATAAAAAGAAGAAAGGAGAGTAAAATATGGGGGAAAATAATTTACCTCGTGGGTATCGGAACAACAACCCGGGAAACATCCGGATCAACGGAGACTTGTTCCAAGGTGAGATACGTCCGAGCAAGGACAAGTCGTTTAAGCAGTTCGAAACTATGGCCTATGGCTATCGGGCGATCTTTAAGATCCTGTCGAACTACTATAACAACTATAAGCTTGACACGATTCGCAAGATGATAGGAAGATGGGCGCCTCCGGAGGAGAACCATACCGAAAAGTATATCCAGTTTGCATCAGATTACGCCGGTATCCCGGCTGATGATCCTATCAACATCAACGATCGTGAGCAGATGATCCGGATCGTGGCAGCGATGAGCAAGATGGAGAATGGTAGGGAGGCTGATATGTCGGATGTTATTGCGGGGTGGAATCTGTTATGAGAGCATGGCAGGTTATATTAATACTAGTGTGCTTGGTAGCCAGTTTCACGGCTGGCTACCATATCCGGGGGGATGTGGATGGCAATCAAATACATAAGACCGACACGTTTACTTATGTTGACACGATACATGACAGCATCCCGTACCCGGTCTATGAGACATTGGTGCGGACGATACCGGAGCCTTTTCCTGTCTACATTACATTAGACGGTGACACGGTAAAGGAACCTGTATATGTTCCGGTACCCATAACCAGCAAGGAGTACAAGACGGATGATTACCGGCTTTCAATTTCGGGTTACAAGCCAAATCTCGATTACATCGAGGTTTATAGAAGGACTGAGTATATAACCAAGACGATCTCCCCCCGTAGATGGGGAATCGGTGCGATAGCCGGTTATGGGATCGGAAAGCATGGCTTGTCACCCTATGTCGGGATAGGTGGGTTCTATAGGATTTGGTGAGGCCTCCATGACTCACGTCCGGGAAGCCCCTATTAACTAGTAATAATAATTCGTCATATGAATAACAAGGGTTGACGTTTTTTTGTTCATGGTTAATTTAATATTAGTTTGATGGTGACTTCGTGAGAACGAACCGGAAAGGGAAGATGAAGAAAAAAGAATCTTCCCTAAATAATCGGATCGGAAGTTTGATTATTTTTTCATGCCACGCACGACGGGAAGATTCTTATATGTCTTTCTGCCGTGCATTTTTTGTGCCCGGCTTTGATAGTAAAACAAACCACGAAATAA